GAGCGACGACGCCGTCAACTACACCACCCGCAAGGTGGCGACGCGGACGCCGGAGGCCCAGGCGCAGATCGACGCCGCGCACGCGATGCCCGGCGGTCCGCGCCAGGACCGCGAGGGCGCACCGGTGCAAACCACCGAGGCGCGCGAGGCGAAGATCGAGGGCCCGATGCGCCCGACGCCGCGCGGAGGCAAGCCGTGAGACAGGCCGACGAGACCTACGAGCGCGAGCTGGTGCAGGAGGCGGCGTCACGACAGGCGGACGCCGAGTACGCGCGTCACCTCGCCGCCGCTCGCGAACGGCCGACATCCGCGCTCAGCGAGCGGACGCTCGACGATCCGGCGATCGCGCATCTCGCCAAGTCCCGCCGCACGCCCGAGGCCCAGGCGGACATCGCGGCCGCCCGCGCTCCGTCCTGCGCCCATGCGATGCATCAGCCCGGGTGCCCGGGGTGCGAGGCGGACAAGGCCACGGCGATCGCCGAGGACCAGGCTCGCGCCACCGAGCGCGCGGAGGCACAGCGCAAGGCCATCGAGCAGGGCCGGGACTGGAACGAGGTCTGCGTGTGTGGCACGCCGGCCTCCCCGCACACCGTGTCGTGGCACGGCGCTGGCGACCAGGGACCGGCCGAGGTGGTCGGGCTGGAGGCGGTGCTCTCGAACGCCGCGATCGCCGACACACCCGCTGTGCGCGAGATGGGCGGGCCGGCCGACCCGTTGAGCAAGCCGGCGTGCAAGGCCTGTGAATGCCTCGGGTGGGAGGTCGACAACGGCAAGGCGATCATCCTGCGTGGTGCCGACGCCGAGCGCTACAGCGCCATCGCCGCCGCCGCGCGCAAGGCGCAGGCGTCCGCGGCCACAGCGCGAGCCGACGGCGCCGCGCTCCTGCAGCTGTTCCAGGCGTTCTGCGCGGGCCTCGCGTCCGGGAAGAAGGGCTGACATGCCGAGCACCAGCGCCAAGCAGGCGCGCACCATGGCCGCGGCCGCGCACGACCCCGGCTTCGCGCGCAAGGTCGGCATCCCGCAGACCGTCGCGAAGGAGTTCAACCACGCCGATCACCTGCGCGAGCTGCACCGCGCGGCGAAGTCGGCGCCGACGATCCGCACGAAGGTCGGCGGGAAGGCGCGCGCGGGGTACTGATGGGCGTCCGTCTCAAGGGCCTCGTGGTCACGCTCGAGGCCGACATGCATCCCGACGATGTGGCCCCATTGCTGGCTGCGATCGGTCAGCTTCGCGGCGTCGCATCGGTCGACACCGTGGCCGATGATATCTCCGACGTGATCAATCGAAGGATGGTCGCCCACGGCATCAAGGCGAGAATCTGGGCCGCCCTCCAAGACGAGGCGAAGGGATGACCACCCACGTCGAGTTCCTGCCCAACGTGGTGACGTTCTGCAACCTGCGCGCGGCGGATGTCCCGCCCCTTGACGCAGTGGTCCTCGCACGGGACTGGGCGGCGGCGATCGAGCGGATTCAGATCGCGGACTGTCCGGGCTGCCTGCTCAAGATCTTCATGCTCGGCGACAGCGCGCGGATCCGCATCGCCGCGCTCGGCATGAAGGTCGACGTGCACGACACCGACGATAACGCAATCGCGGAGAACTGACGATGACCCCGGAAGCCTTCCACCGCTACATGATGGAGACCACACGCGCGCGGCACGCCGCGTACATCCCGGGTGGCGATCCCGAGGTCGAGATGTATGACGGTACCGTGCGCATCCTGGACCAGCGCGGCGAGTCCTGCTCGCTCAAGGCGCCGCTGCCGCGCCAGCTTCGCGCGATCGCGACGATGCTCGAGCTGTGCGCCCAGGAACTCGAGCGGCGAGCGTACGAGCGAGGGTAGGCCGTGGATCTCGACCTGCTCCGCGTGCTGCAGGAACGCGAGCGCCGGCTCGAGCAGCAGGCCCGGATCGAGGCCGAGCGCACCGCCGCTGAGCAGGGCCGGATCCAGGCCGAGACCACGGCGAGCGTCGAGGCCGAACGCGCCGCGGCGGAGGAGCGGGCTCGCGCCGAGACCTCGCGGACCCGCATCGCCCAGCTCGCCGGCGCGCTGCGGGCGTTCTACCACCGCAAGCAGGCCCTGTTCTTCGCCCTATCGAAGGCCATCCTCCGCGCCACGAAGAAGACCCGGCGTAGCGGCGCGACGGCCGGCGGCTGCCGCGAGCTGGTCGCGCGCGCCATCGAGATCCCTCGGTTCCGCGCGGTATACGCGACCACGACCCGCATCGAGGCCAAGGCGCGCGCCTGGCGCAACGACACCCAGAGCGGGCTGGTCGACGTCATCGAGAGGTACGGCGAGCGGCTCAAGGGCGCGGGCGTGCCGCGCTACGATCTCGGATCCGTCATCGTCGAGGTCCGCGAGGGTGATCTCGCCCTGGTGTTTAGCAACGGCTCGCTGATCGAGCTGTTCGGCGCCGATGACGAGGGCGCGATCATGAAGCTCCGCGGCCTCGCGAAGCACGTCTACTGGATCGACGAGGCGCAGGATTTCTCGTGGCTGGAGCGGTTCTACAAGGCGGTCGTGGTCGCTGGAATGAACGACTTCGGCGGCGAGTGCTGGCTCACCGGCACGCCCGGCCGCGACCTCGTGGGCATGTTCTACGCGGTCACCCGAGACGAGCTCGAGGAGCGGCTCGCCGGGTGGGAGGTCCACGAGATCAACGTCACGGACAACCCGTTCTTCGGCCGCGTCGTGTGGGAGCGCGGGGAGTGGTTCGTCGAGGACAACCTGTTCGATCAGCCCGGAGCCGAGCGCTCGACGCACGCGTGGACAGGCGAGATCTCGGCCGGCGCGCACCGCTGGGGTCCGTTCGACGACGAGGACGATGCCGCCGCAGCGGCGGTCAAGGTCCGGTGGGAGCGCGGCGCCGGCGCGACGATCCGGAAGAACGCATGGGCTGACGACGATCCCGACGCGCTCCGCGAGCTCAAGGGGCAGTGGGTCAAGGAGGGCGCCCGGTTCGTCTACGCGTTCCACAGCAAGCCCGAGCACGACCTCGTCTACGCCCCGCAGCGAATCGCCGCCGACGGCTTCCCGGACCTGCGCGCGGCGATGCTTGACCTCCCCGGGCATCGGCTGGAGCAGCGGCCCTACTTCCTGGCGCTCGGCGCCGACCTCGGGACCCGGGCGGCGTTCGCGTTCGCGATCTGGGCCTGGTCCCTGCGCGACCCGATCCTGTACGAGCTCGCCAGCTGGAAGCGCCCCGGGCTCGACTACGACGAGATGGCGGCGCACCTACACGCGGTCCGGGCCCAGGTCTCGATCTCGCTCTGGACCGCGGACGCCGGCGGCGGCGGCAAGCCGGCTGTGATGGGCTGGTCGAAGAAGTGGGTCGACCGCTACAAGCTGCCGATCCTCGAGGCGACCAAGCACAACAAGCGGATCGCGCAGAACCAGTACAACAACGACATTCGCAAAGGATTGGTGCTGTTTAGGAAGGATTCCCCCCTGATCGTGGAGGGTCGATCCCATCGCTGGAAGCCGCTGCGGACCGAGGACGGCAAGGAGGTGGAGGACTCGACCCTGCACGACGCGCTGGATGCCAGCCTGTACGGGCACCGCGAGAGCTACGCCCACCGCTGGCGGCCGGAGGAACCGAAGATCGTTCCAGGCAGCCCCGAATCTGTTATACGTGAGGTGGCAGAACTTGAGGCCGCAAACTGTGAGCAAGATGACCTCCACGACGCGTACAGCATCTATCGCGCTCACGGGTGATGCCGCGCAGCTGGTCGCCGCGCTTGAGCGGCTGCAGTCCGGCGGCTTCGTCGTCGACGAGCTGACCGTCGGCAAGGTGTCGGTGAAGCTGGCACGCGGCACCGGCGAGCAGCCCGACCGCGACGAGCGGCCGGCGCCGCAGGGCATCTACGCGCAGCACGGCGGGGAGCTGCTCACCCGGTTCGCGGCCGAGGTCCTGCCCGGTGTCGACCTGCAGCCGGCGATCGGGCGGAGGGCAGGATGAACCGCGCGCTGGTAGTCGCCGCCGAACTGTACGACCCGTTTCGCACGCCGCCGGAGGTCGTGGTCCATGCCGACGGCACGTTCACCGAGGCGCAGCACGTGACGGCGGCGCAGGTCGCGCGCGCTCGGCGTGACCCCGCCGTGGCGGCGATCTTGGACCGCTTCCGGAGGGCCGGGTGAGCGCCATGCTGGCCACGGTCCCCGAGGAGCAGGCCCGCAAGGTCGCCGAGGATGTGCGCAACTTCGGCCACGGGTACATCCGCATCGACGCGGATGGCCGGGCGACGCACGTGCCGTCATACCTGGTGCTCGACCCCGCAACGGAGGAGCCTCGCGGCGATCGGAGGACGTTCGAATGAGCGCCACCTCGACGCGCGTGATCCAGCTCGGGTTCTCCGGCGACCGGGTCGGCAACCCGAGCGCCGCGGCAGCCCCGAACACGAACAGCCCGGCGGCGACCGCCGCGCCGATCACGCTGGCGATCGGCGATAACACGATCACGGTCCCGACGGGGGGCACGGTCCCGACCGCGGTGACGATCGTGAAGCCGGCGGGCAGCGCCGCGACGATCAAGATCAAGGGCGCCGGCGGAGACACCGGCGTGAAGCTGCACCCCACCGACCCCGACTCGATCTCGCTCGATCCCACGCAGGCGACCTTCATCCTCAATGCATCGGCGCAGGTCACCGGCGTCGTGCTGGTGTGGAGCTGACGGTGAAGGTCACGACCTTCAAGTGCGACGGCTGCGGCGTCAAGCTGTCCGAGGAGGACGAGAGCCGGCAGCGGTATTTCGAGTTGCGAACGCCGTTCGCCTCGGCCGAACTCGATATCTGTCGCGACTGCTGGGACAAGATGTGCGCTGCGGTCGGCAAGAAATGGCTCAACAGCGCAGGCGGACTGGTTTCGCTGAAGCAGGACGGCAAGCTTGTTCCCTCCACCCCCGCGCACCAGCACCCGCGCATGACCGACGCGCCGTAGGCGCAAGGACATAGCCGACCAGCGGGTCGGGCGACAGTACGACGACGGACCCAAGGACACCGCCGGTGATGGTCGCGGCTGGTGGCGGCTGAAGGGCGAGCCCGCGCTCAACGCGCTATGGCAGTGGTCCGACGTGCGCCGCGCGTACCTGCGCGGCTACCACGCGATGGACCTGATCCACGAGGCGATCTACGAGGGCCGCCCGGTCGGACGCCGGCTCGGGACCGCCGCGATGGACTTCCTCCGCGCGCAGTCGAAGGCGTCGAGCTACCTCAACGTGCTGCAGTCGATGGTCGACACGGTGACCGCGCGCATCGGCAAGCACCGATCGATGCCGATCATCAGCGCCGACGACGCCGAGTACAGCGAGAAGCTCTACGCGCGCCGCGCCTCGCGGGTCATCCGCCGCAAGATGGGTGCGCCGAACATCGAGCGCCAGATGCCGCTCCTGCTGCGCGACGCCGTGGTCCGCGGCGACGGCTTCGCGGAGATCGTGCGGATCGGCGGCGACGTCATCCCCGAGCGGTTCCCGCGCTCGGAGCTCGTGTTCGACGACGGCGAGCAGCGCCACAACGGCTGGCCGCTCACCATGGCGCGCGTCCAGCTGGTCGACCGCGACGTCCTCGCCGCGAAGTTCCCCAAGGACCGCGAGCGCATCATGGAGTGCTCGCCGGCGACCCGCGACATCTGGGCCCCATACGACTACGACGCGCCGATCGACAAGGACCAGATCGAGCTCATCAAGGCATGGCGTCTACCGAGCTTCCCCGGCGCCAACGACGGCTGCCACATCATCGGCATCCGCGACCAGGGCGATCCGCTGAAGCAGTGCACGTGGACACGCCCCCGCTTCCCGCTCGCGCGCACGTCGTGGACTCCGGCGCTCCGCGGCTTCCTCGGGATCGGGCTCGTGCAGCAGCTGGCGGGGAGCCAGAACAAGGTCAACGAGCTCTGGCAGGACATCCAGCTCGCGATCCACTGGGGCGCCGGGCTCAAGATCTTCGTGCCTCGCGGCTCGAACATCAACAAGCAGCACCTGCGCGCGCGCGACCCGGTGGTGATCGAGCACGACGGTCCGCAGGGCGGGGCCCAGTATCTCGCGCCGAACCCCGCGAGCAACCAGGAGCTCGAGGTCCTGAAGTGGACCGCGCAGCAGATGTACGAGATCGCCGGCATCAGCCAGCTGGCCGCCGCCTCGAAATCGCCGCTCGGTCCCAACGCATCGGGCAAGGCGCTCGACACGATGGACGACCAGCAGAGCGACCGCTTCGCGTACCTGGACCTGCAGTACAGCATGGGCCGGGTCGACAGCGGCATGGGGATGATCGACGAAGCCCGCGAGCTCGCGGGCGAGGTCAAGAGCGGCGAGACCGACGTGAAGCTCGCGCCGTGGATCAAGGAGATCGACTGGAAGAAATTCGACTTCGACGGCGGGGGCTTCCACCTCAACATCGAGCCGATCAACTTCCTGCCCGAGGCCCGCGCCGGCAAGCTCGACACGGTCGGGGACCTCATCAAGATCCCCGGGCTGCTCTCGAATCCGCTCCTCATCGGGACCCTGTTCGACGAGCCCGACATCGCGGCGGCGAACCGCCACATCCTCGGCCCGATCCGCGCGCTGCAGCGCCTCGCCGAGATGCTCGGCACCCTCTCGATCCCGATCGAGGATTGCGTACCCACGGTCTACCAGCTGACCCCGCCGGGGCTGGCCAAGGAGATCATCAAGGGCGAGCACGACAACGCGTTCGCCGAGGGGGCCGACGATCGGTACCTCGGCCGCTACCGCTGGTACCTGCAGCAGCTCGAGGGCCTCGAGAAGCAGATGGCCCAGCCGCCGGCGCCCGGCCCAGGGATGGGCGCCCCCGGTATGCCGCCGGGGCCGCCGCTACCCCCCGGCGCCGGCCCGATGGGCCCGGCCGGCCCGATGGGTCCGCCAGGGCCCGCGGGCTTCCCTGATCCGATGGGCGGCCTGACCTCACAGGCGGCCGCCGGCATGCCTCTCCCCGCACTTCCCCCAGGAGTCTCATGAGCCGATCCCCAGCACACGCAGTGCGCGACATGCACGCGCACCGAGCCATGCAGCGGCTCGCGTCCGGCGGCATCGCCGCCACCACCGAATCCGACGACGAGCGGGCGACAGTCCGTGTCGAAGGTCGTCCGGTGTTCGAGTCCGTGATCCTCAATCCCGACCACGTGCGCAGCCGGTGGCTCGACAAGGAGATCCTCCATGTCCGATGACCTCGACGATTACGCCCCCGCCATCGAGCCGACCAGCAACAACGCGGAGGCCAGCGTGGAGAGCGCGCCATCCGGCAAAGCGGCGACCGCCGCGGCGGCCGCAGAGGCGGATGCCGGCGGCGACGCGCCGGTCGAGAAGATCGGTCTCCCTCCGGGCGAGGACGACCCCGCAGCCGGACCCGAGCCGGGCCCGCGGCGTCAGCGCGTGTGGTCCGGGAAGTCCCGGGCCCTGTTCCAGCAGCTCGCGGCCAAGGGCGGCGTGGGCGCGGACATGCCCGACGACCTCGTGCCGATGGAGCACACCCCGGCGAAGCCCGCGGCCGCCGCGCAGCCGCCCGCGCCCGCGCCGGCCGTGGCCCCCGCTCCGACGACGGAGCCCAGCAAGCAGCCCGCGGCCGCGCCCGCGCCGGCGACCGCAGCGGCGCCAGTGACCCCGCCCCCGGGGCTGCCCGACCTGCCGGACCTGCCACTGCCGGCCGCCGAGCCCACGCCCGCCGCGGCGCCAGCGGCGCCCGACCCGAAGCTCGCCGAGCGCGAGCAGGCGCTGGCGGCCCGCGAGGCGGCGC